TTAACGATGGCAGTGAAAAAACAGGCAAAGAAGCCGGCGCAGGAGCCGGTGCAGCATGCACGGCAGCCGGAGCGAGAGCCGGAGTTGCGCGGTCCTATGCCGGATGACGCACCCCGGCCGGTCGTGCCGGCGCGCGCTGCGCGCATCACGCCGCAGGTCGCGCTCGAGGCGTTGCTGCTGAGCTGGCTGTGCCTCAGAGACTTCGCGATGTGGCCCTTTGTTCAGGGCGTCGACACGGACGAGCCACTTGCGCCTGTGGACCTGTCGGAGGTCGAGAACACGGTACGCCAGATGAACACGATGCGCGATGCTGCGTTGCACTTTGCGCAGCAGATCGCCGGTAAGAACGATCCGGCGGCCGTCGTGCGGGACGCTATCGCCAAGGTCCGCCGTGACCATGCGCCCGTTTTCTCGATGACCGTTCCCAGTATTCCTTCCGCTTTCTAAGCGACCAGGTCGCACACTATGGCCAAAGCCGCGCTGTTCACCGACGTCTACCGCTCCGATGTGAGTGCACCTGCGCGTAGTGTGCCTTCCCTGGCTGCTGAGTATCAGGGCGGTTCCGGTGGCAGCGCGCTGCCCTTTTACGACGCCTCCGGCTGGGGGCGCCGCACGCACGGCTGGAACCCGGGCAACGCCGGTCCGAACACCATCGGCATCCAGACCATCGAGACGCTCCGCTCTCGAGCGCGCTTCACCTCGCGCAACGACCCGTGGGCGAGCAACGGGATCGCCTCGTTTGCCGCGAACGCGATCGGGACCGGCATCAAGCCGCAGTCCATGCACCCCGACAAGACGGTCAAGCAGAAGATCCAGAGTGCCTGGTTGCGCTGGACCGACCAGTGCGACGCGCATAACGCCTGCGATTTCTATGGGCTGCAGACACTGTTGTGCAGGGAAGTGATCGAGGGCGGCGAGTGCTTTGCGCGTCTGCGCCCGCGCCGCAAAGACAGCGGCCTGCGCGTTCCGCTTCAGATTCAACTCCTGGAATCCGAGCTGCTGCCGACCTGGTACAACATCGATCGCCCGAACGGCAACAAGGTGCGCGCCGGCGTCGAGCTGAATAAGGAACTCGCGCCGGCCGGCTTCTGGTTCTTAAAGCAGCACCCGGGCGACACCATCATCTGGCCGAACAATGCAGGCTTGCTCCTGCGCGTGGCGAGTCAGAACGTAGCGCACGTGTTTCAGTCGCTGCGCACCGGCCAACTCCGCGGCGTGCCGTGGCTCGCGCCGGTGTTGCTGCGTATCCACGAGCTGAATCAGTTCGAAGACGCGGAACTGGTCAAGCAGAAGGTCGCTGCCATGTTCGTGGCGGTCGTCAAGCAGATGACGGGCCAGGGCATGTTCAACGAGGTACCTGGCACGCCCGGTACAACGCCGATCGTGCCGCCCGGCGTGGGCACGGCCGTGATGGAGCCGGGCACGACGCAGTACCTACGGATGAACGAGGACATTACGTTCTCGAAACCACCGGAGTTCAATTCCCTGCCCGAGTTCATGCGCGTCTACCTGCGCTCGATCGCGGCGGGCCTCGGTGTTACCTACGAGCAGTTGACCGGCGATCTGACGGGTGTCAATTACTCGAGCATCCGTGCCGGCCTGATTGAATTCTGGCGGCGCTGCGAGCAGTTCCAGCACCAGGTCATCATCTTCCGCTTTTGCCGACCGATCTGGGATGCCTGGCTCCGCACGGCGCTGATTTCCGGCGAGCTCGACTATTCCGACTACGCCAAGGACCCGCTGTCGTTCACCAGCGTCAAGTGGGTGCCGCCAGTGCGGCAGTGGGTCGATCCGGCCAAAGAGATCGGCGCCACGCTGGATGCGATCCGCGGCGGCCTGGGCTCTCGGGACACGTCTGCGAGTGCGCAGGGCTTCGATGTGGAGGAGATCGACAGCGAGAACGCCCGCGACCAGGAACGCGCAGACAATCTGGGTTTGGTTTACGACTCCAATGCAAGGGACCGCTCCGCCGCGGGCATGCCCACGGGCGAAAGTCCGGCGCGCCCGGGCCAGAAGAAGAAGGGCGTGCGTAGCGCGACACCAGCGCAACGGCTCGCGCTCGCTACGCCGGCCGGGCTCTACGCGGTGCTTGAAGAGATCGTGAGCTTGGAACTCGACCGGAGGGCAGCGTAATGGCAGTAGAACATCTCCAATGCGCTGGCCTGACGGGCGTTGCCATGCGCGTATTCAACCAGCCGCTGGCTATCGCCGGCGACAAGCTGGACATCATTGTCCGCAACGTCGTGCTGCCGCGCCTCGGCGGGGACGTGGACGCCGCGCTCGTGGTCGACCAGGACAAGAGTGATCGCAAGCCCTACTCTGTAACGCCCGAGGGCGTCGCGCTGATCGATGTCAGCGGGACGCTGGTGCGTAAGTCTTTCGGGCTGCGTCCGTGGAGCGGCATGACCAGCTACGAGTGGCTGGGCGGAGAGCTCGCCACGGCGCTCGCGGATCCGGATGTGCGCGGGCTGTTACTGCTTTGCGATTCACCGGGCGGTGAGGTGGCCGGCCTGTACGACGTCGTCGACGAGTTCTACGCGGCGCGCGGCCAGAAGCCGATCTTCGCATCCATCTGTGAGCAGGCCTGCTCGGCGGCATATGCCATTGCCAGCGCAGCCGACAAGATCTACATCACGCGAACTGGCGCGGCGGGCTCGGTGGGCATTGTAATGTGCCACGCCGATCAGTCGGACTACGACAAGCAGCAGGGCTTCAAGTACGAGTACATGTACTTTGGCGAGCACAAGATCGATGGCAATCCGCACCAGCCGTTGAGCGACGGTGCGCGCGCATCTGCCATGGCGGAGGGACGCCGGTGCTACGGAATGCTCACGCAGTCGGTGGCGCGTAATCGCGGGATGACGCTCAAGGCGGTCAAAGCGACTGAGGCTAGCGTGTTCTTTGCCGAACAGGCGATCAGCGCTGGTTTGGTGGATGAGATGGGAACCACCGACGTGGCTTGTGCAGCGCTGGTCGGCGAGATCGCCAGGCAGGCAGCGGGAAGCACGGCGGATTTTGAGGGCGAATCTCAGCGCGCTGCTGAACTCGCGATGGCACAGGTTTCGGAAGCGGGAGCGTCCGCTCCGAGTTCGACGAAGGGAGACACGATGAGCAGACCGAAAGTGGCGGGCGCAACGACATCGCCCGCAGCCGGAAAGACGAACGACGACGACGAGCCGAAGGGCGCCAAGGCGGGCAAAGGCGCGCCGGCGGCCGATGACGATGATGACGAAGACGAGATCGACGCTTCCGTCGATGGCGCGGACGACGACGATGACGACGGCGAAGGCGACGACGGCAAGGGTGACGGCGGCAAAGGCAAGGGCAAGCCTGGCAAGCGCCGCGGCGGTAAGAAGGGCGGCCATGCTGAGGCTTCTGCACCGGCGCCGGCGGCCGCCGCACCTGCGCAAGCCGGCATGGCAATGGCCGCGGAGATCGCGGACCTCTGCATTCTCGCCGGCATGCCCGGCATGACCGCGCAGTTCATCAAGGCCGGTCTGACGCCGCAACAGGCGCGGGAGAAGCTGATGGTCGCGCGGGCTGGCGGCGACCAGACCGAGATCGACCAGGCCATCAATGCCGATACCGGCACCCAGGTTCATGTTCCGGCCGCGGAGACCGGCGTCGTGAAGAAGTGCAAGGCGATGGCCGCGCGCATGAACGCGCAGAGAGGGAGGGCGTAACAGATGTCCGTTCAGGTTCAGTCTTTCAACCAAGGCGACTGGCTCAAGTTCGAGCACGTGGATCATCGCTTCAGCCGCGATCAGGTTGTGCTCGCCGCGGGCCAGTCCAACGTTCTGACCGGCACTGTGCTGGGTCAGAAAACGGCCGGCGCAGACCTCTTCGAGGTCGTGCCTAACGGGAGGAACACGGGGCATGGTGTTCTGACCATGGATCCGACCACGCCTATCCTGGCCGGCGCGCTGCCCGGTGTCTACACCGCGACTTGCACCGTTGCTGCTGCTGGCGCCGGCACTTTCCAGGTGACTGCTCCCGGTGGCGCTGTTCTCGGAACGGTGACTGTGGGCAGTGCTGCGTTCGCGACTCAGATCAAGTTCACGATCGCGGACGGCGCTCCGGACTTCGTGGTCGGCGACCAGTTCTCGATCGAGCTCGGCCCGGTTTCTCCGGCCACTGTGGTGCCGCTGAACCTGGCAGCCTCGGACGGAACGCAGAACGCCGCAGGCATCCTCCTGTTCACGACCGACGCGACGTCCGGCGCGGTGAAGACCACGATGATTGCCCGCGAGGCGGTCCTCTCTTTGTTCGGTCTGACCTGGCCGGCCGGAATCACCCAGGCGCAGCAGGACGCTGCCGTGGCGCAACTCGCCGCGAAAGGAATCCAGGTCCGGCAGAGCGCGTAACGCCGCCTAGCCGCGATTCAGAGGGAGACAAATACACACCATGGCGATGATCAATCCATTCACGACTGACGGCTTCTCGCTGGTTGCGCTGACCGACGCAATCAACGTGATCCCGAACATGTACGGCAAGACCAACGAGCTCGGCCTGTTCACGGAAAAGGGGGTTCGCACCCGGACCGTGATCGTGGACGAGAAGAACGGCGTCCTGAACCTGCTACCCACGCGTCCGGTCGGCGCCCCGGGCACGGAAGCGATCAAGGGGCGACGCAAAGTGCGGTCGTTCGTGATTCCGCACGAGGACGCGATCCTGCCCGAGGAGACGCAGGGGCTGCGCGCCTTCGGTTCGGAAAACGAACTCGAAGCGCTGGAGACGGTCGTTGCGGAGCGCCTGGAAACGGCGCGCCGCAAGCACGACATCACGCTCGAGAATTTGCGCATGGGCGCGCTGCGCGGCCAGATTCTCGACGCTGACAACTCGGTGATCTACGACCTGTTCAGCGAGTTCGGCATCCAGCAGAACGTCGTGAACTTCCAACTGTCGAGCAACACGTTCGATGTCAAGAGCGCCGTGCTCAACGTCAAACGCTACACCGAACTGCACCTGTTGGGCGAGGTGATGCGCGAAGTGCATTGCCTCTGCGCACCGGACTGGTTTG